ATATATAAACTAGATGCAAAGGGGCAAAGGTCACGAATGAAACGAACATAAAAAAAGATAGTTAGTGTACGAATGACACAAAGGATTTGATTTTGAGTTTTCCTTTTGAGAAGTGGAGGGGATACATACGCGCGAATAAGACTCCTACAGACACGTATTCTTTTTTCAATCAACACAAGATACTTTTTACAAAAGAACAGCTTATTAGAGATACTATTTTACATTATGATAAGGGATATGGGGTAATATTTGCCACATAGGGTTAATAGGGATGTAATTATCCATACAGGGTACAAAGTGAATGGTTTACGTGCTTTATAAGGGATATTATATGCTTAGGGATATAGAATGATTAATTCTGGCCGCTTTATATGTGACGAGATATAATGTCCAGTTTTTTGCATAATAAACTTGACAAATGGTGGCCGCCAACGTCAATATGCATAATACATTTAGCGTAATCACCTATACACATTTTCATTCTCTCGCCTACTCATTCACTCATCTTAAAAGACGGGAGGGGTACTAGTACTATCGGGATACCATGAACATACGCATGCCGATTAGCTGGATGCTGATTGGCACGTATTGTTACAATTAGGATATTAGGAATATACTATATAAAGAACTATTTTGTATCCCTTGTTATTGTTAGAAAGTTTAGTATGAGTTAGTCACAACAACTTGTTGTTAGGTTGACCAAACAAAGTAGGGGTCTATTTAACATAATATTATGAGTTTACTACAAGTATTATGCCATAGTTAATAAATCTTAAAAGATTTGGTAATTAAATTTATAGTTATTAGCTTTGGTGTATGAAGAGAAGAATAGCAGATTGGTTTATAAAATTTTTATATAAAAACCATACTCATAGTTGGGATATATTTAATGATTCATATAAGCTTATAGATAAAAAATTGCTTGTTCCAAAAAAATGTAAATATTGTCAAATTGTAGAATGGAGAACAATTTTAGAAAAATAAATATGGAAAGGATAATTGATTATAAGGTAATAGCTTCTCTCAGTGATGATATGAAGAAGTTAATAGTAGATGTAGCTATAGAGGCTTATCTTGATGGGTTAAGTGATGGGGTGAATATAGAGGCAGGGTTAGAGGAGGATAGCACTAGCACCTTCATATCAGAGTTAGCAACAGAAATAAACTTTAAGTTATGAGAGGGTTTACCAAGGATGGTGTTAACCTAGATGTATGTGCCTACTGTAAATGTCCTATTGATGAGTATAGTGCTACTATAGATCACCTTTATCCTAAAAGCAGGGGAGGGATATTAAGTAACAAGAACAAAGTACCTGCGTGTGGAGAATGTAATAAGCTTAAAGGTAGTATGAATATAGATGAGTTCCATAGGGCATTAAATGGATTGATATACTATGAGCATGTAAAACATAAGGAGAGTATATCGTATCTAAAGAAAGTTAAGTTAAATGTAGAATCACTAATAAATGAAAAAAAGAAATGAGTAGCATACTTTATGACATGGTATTGATGGAGGCTGATAAGATTAGCTTCTACAAACAAAAAGACCTAGAATTATATTACAAAGATAAACATGGTAATATCGTTCTATTGGCACAGCCTTATGAAGAAGAAGTACAAGACGTACTTAAACAACTGCTTAAAAGAAAGCGTATGCGTTATTTCCTTACCTTTGCAGAAGGCTTGGATATAATAAACCAGCTTAGTAAATCTACTAATAGATTACTTGTTCTCTTCACTCAGAATATGGGTTATGATAACAAATTGAAAGACTGGACCATTAGAGATTTCCATAGTGCATTAGGAACGGACATGAAGTTCTTACTTAAATCTATCAAGAATCTATGTGAGAAAGACATTATTAGGTTTACTGTACACAGGAATAAAAGAACGTATATGGTTAATCCTACTTATTTCTACAGAGGCTCTATCAAAAGTTTATTTGACACAGTAAAAAGATATGAAAAAGAGTTTCCTCGTAGAGATGGTAAACTAAAAGAAATACAATGAATATAGTAAAACATGCTAAAAACATTCACGAGATACAAGTAAAAGGCTATAGTGCCAAGATAGCTATGCTATCAGATATACATTGGGATAATCCCAAATGTGACTGGAACTTATTAAAAAGAGACTTAGACTATTGCGTATCAGAGAACATCCCCATAATGATCAATGGGGATTTCTTTTGTTTAATGCAAGGTAAGGGAGATAGAAGAGGAAATAAATCTGATATTCGCCCAGAACATAATAACGCTAAATACCTAGATAGCGTTGTTGAAACAGCTGTTGAATGGTGGAGTCCTTACGCCCATCTTTTAACAGTTATAGGATATGGTAATCATGAGACAGGTGTTATCAAGTGGCAAGAGACAGATTTGTTGCAACGGTTTGTTGACCTGTTAAACTATAAGAATAAAACCAATGTTTATACAGGAGGATACGGTGGATGGGTTATAGTATCTTCAAATACAAATGGTACATCTATTTATTCATCAAAGATTAAATATTACCATGGATCAGGTGGCGGTGGTATCGTTACTAAAGGAGCATTGAACCTTACTAGAGCCTTAGAGATGTATGAAGGGTTTGATGTATTTACCATAGGGCATATACATGAGAATAGTTGTCGTAATGACGTAAGAGATACAATAAGTCACTCGCCAAAAGGAGGGTTTAAGAATAAATTAACTGATATTCACCTTATGCTTACTGGCACGTACAAAGAGGAGTATGAAGATGGTAGTAAAGGATGGCATGTGGAAAGAGGTGCGCCACCTAAGCCTACTGGAGGTAGAATACTTACCATAGACTATAAGAGAGATTATACGGATGGAGATGTTAAAATGAATAGACAGATTGATAGCCATAAATTTCCGCTATGAGAATAAATGCCCAGATAGAAGAGATGTGTGGTGTGGTAGAGATGTTTCTATTCGTGAAGAAGCAGGTTACTGTACGTATTGTATTTAATGATAAGGAGAAGGAGGAACATCATATACAACTGTTACACCAGGCGTATGATGTAGCTGTAAATTTCTTTACTTTTGGTAGATAATTTTATTTAAAATATTTTTATATCTTTGACAAAAAATTGATTATGAAAGATAAATATTGGGCTTCTAATCCTGACAAGAACGGAAGCTACGTAGACAAAGGAAGAGTAGAGGGGAGACCTGCTGCTGAACCAAATTTAAAAGATGAAGCTGCTACATCAAAGCAAACATTTAAGTTGATGTACAAGAATACTAAAGATAAAAAATACTGCGATTAATGAAAAAAGGAAATGCACTTAAAAAAGCTATGCTATCAGAATACATTGGATCTGAAGCTGAAGAAAAATACTCTTCTAAAAAAGATAAGATGAAACACGAAAAAGGTGAATCTAAAAAAGAAGAAAAGAAAGAAAAGTTTATGTCTAAATTTAAAAAGAAAAAATCATGAGGCAAGTTAAATTACAAAACAAATTAACAAAAGTTACTAGGCCTGCTACTAATGATGAAGTTACTAGACTTGGTATGAAAAAAAGTCAAGATTATAAAGATCGACCTAAGACAATGGCTACTAAGCCAGCTTCAGAAGTACCTACAAAAGATCTTCCATCTAAATTAAATGCTGCTGTTCAAAAAGCTAAGCAATTTGGAAGAACTATATCTAGTGTTTCAAAAGAATTTGACGGTAAAGAAGTTCAAGGAAAACGTATTGAATCTAGAGGAGGTAAAAAAGTAAAAGAAGTTTACAGCATGCCTGGAGGAGGAAAACATGTAGAAAAAGAAAGATACAATCAAGCTGGAAATATCGTATCAAGAAAGATAAAAGACACAAAAATAAACCCTAGATAATGTACAACCCTGGTATAGATCCTAAGCTTATTCAAAAAGCGTATGCTAAATACGATAAGATGAAGAAGAATAAGAAGAAGTCTGAAAGAGGATACTATAAGTCTGATAAGATAGCAAATAGTCAATCAGAAGCTACTACAAGGGATAAAGGATACTGATAATCTTTCAATCAAACATAAACGAGCCACCAAACGAGGTGGCTTTTTTATTTGTCACTAATATTTGCTAAATTTGTGACATGAGTAAAAGAAATAAAGAGGTACTCGAAATTCTTACTTCCGAATGGAAACCTTCACATAGAGAATTTGAGTATCCACAATCATTTGTTAATTGGATAGATTCCATAAATAGCGGATGGCAGAATAAAATTTATCACGAGCCATTCGACATCTACTGTAAACAGGCAGAACTTTGGCTTCAAGATGACTCAGATATACTTGACTTCGATACGGAAGATGATCAAGTAAATTGGCTATTAACTGAGATACAACGCTGTAAAGACAATACACTATACTTCTGTAATAAGTACGGATTCATCAAAGAAGACAGGTCTGAGAACGGTATGTTAGCATATCAAGCATGGGATGCTCAAAAGGTTCTTCTCTTCCTATTCGACTGTGGTTATTCACTTATGATTGGTAAGGCACGACAGATTGGTTTTACCACTACCATGTGTCTAGCAGGAATGAAGCGAGTAAACTTCAACAAATCCTACTTCATCAAGTTTGTTACTCACTCCAAAGATAAAGGCGTTGAGATATTTAGGGATAAGGTTAAATGGACATATACTAAACTACCAGATGTAATAGCTCAAGAGGTTAAGAACTGGACTGACCAAGTAATGTCATTCGATAAGAAAGGAGATAAGAAAGGTAGAGAAGATGGTGGTGCATCACGCTTCCAGGTAGATACTCCAGCTGTAGATGCTATTAATGGTGGATCTCCATCAGCTGTATTCATTGATGAGATTGGTTTATTTGAGATATTTGGTGAGATGATGCGTGAAGGTAGGCCAGCCCTATTTAAGTACAACCCAGAGAAAGGAAAGATGACTATGCAGCAACAGTTCCTTGCATGGGGTACAGGAGGAGAGATGGATAAGGGTGGTTCTGTATTTGAGTCTGAATTTAAAATGTGTCTTAAACAATGGAAAGAAAAGAATTATGAATACGGTATTATACCTCTATTCTTTAATGCTTACGCAAGGCGAGGTGTTAATGATGCTCATATTAACAATGAGAGAAAGGCTTATTTAGCGTTAGAAGGAACGAAAAAAGGTGAAATAGCTAAGGTTCAGTTTCATCAACATTATCCTATCACTATTGATGACATGTTCTTGCGTAAATCACGTACTTTAGTGCCTATTCACACCTGTAACCAACGATTAAATGAGATATACGGCCACGACAAGCCTTTAGACTACGGTTTTTTTGAGCCTATATTAGATTTAAGTAGGCCTACACCAGATTTATTGACTGAATATAAGATAATAGGTGCTAAATGGGTGTCAACAGGATCAAGAGAAGATGTATCTACCTCCGCTGTAGTAATTCATCACCCTCCACAAGGGGAGAAATGGAAGAATAGGTGGTATCAAGGTACTGACCCCATCAACTCAGAGACAGGACACTCCATGATGTGTAGTGCTATATGGGATTCTCTTACTAATTCTGTGTCATCTGTAGTATTTCATAGGGATAGAAAGTTTAAGCAGACGTATCTACAGGTGTTGTTACAGAGTTTATATTACGATCAGATAGGAAGAGGTGGTGTTAAGGAACTTGTAGAGAATAACATTGGTGATATGCACGTAGATTTCCAGGAGATACATGGATTTAAAAGTAAATTCACTGCTAACGCACAGCTACCAGAGTATTTTCAGATGCATGGAGGCAAATGGTTTGGTATATCCAATAAGGCTAACACAGCTCCACGTATTATAGCTAAGTTAGAAGAGCTTTTAGAGGCGTATATGCACAATATTGATATACCATGGTTTTGGGAGCAACTAAAGACGTTTGTAGAGAAAGATTTAAAGAGTCAGAATAGTCACAGACAGACAAGGTATCAGGCGGCCGATCCACGATACGATTATGATGACAGCATCTTTGCTATAACATTTGCTTATATTAATAGTATAGCTCACGCTAGGTACGAGCCAGAAAATATTAAAAGTGAAGGAGGATTACCTAATGTTGAGATACGTTTTGTCCAATCCAAAGAGACGAACTATAGAATGAAGAAAGCTAGGGTTGATAAGACTACAGGAAAGATATTAAAGATATTAGATTGATAGCTTGTATTGATTTATTAGCACTTTGTTTTTATCGAATCCTATCTCTTTATGTACCCAAATGATTCCATCTTCAGAATCTATCTCTTTATTATATACGCTTAAATTATCTAAAAATAACATCATTTCTTTTTTATTTAATACTTTGTGAGATAAACATTGGTATCTATGTAGGTCGTTATAGATTCCTTTTTTAGCGTTATACCAATATAGATGGTACTCTGACTTCTTTCTATTATATTCAAAAGCTGGATATATATAAGACTTAGTAATAAAGTGATAAGTTTTATTATCTATTATTTGTTTGAGTTTATTACTCGAATAAGCTGAAGTTGTACTCATCTATTCTACTGTTTAGCATTAGAGTAGATTCGGCATCAAAATACTTAGTTTCAATTATCTCATACGAATCATTCTCTTCGTTAATCCAGCAAAGATATGATTTTCCAATTTTTAAATTAGTGTTTTTCTCAATTATTTTTTTGTATATACTTAATTGTAGTGAGTAAGTGTTAAATTCACACTCTTCAAGATGATTTAATCCATTAATCATTTTATACTTATTTGTAGTCTTAATCTCCTTATTTGTTTTGTAATCCCATATTTGAAGTTCATTCTCAAGCGTGTTGTAGAATAGTTTATCTATCATTCCACATACACCCCAGGTATCGTCTCCTACGACAAGCTCTGCTCTCACTAATGCTAATATATTCTTATAATCTTTATGAAAGTCCTGTAACATTTTATATAGCTTATTTGTTACGATAGGATCAGGTTTATACCCTTTACTTTGAAACATTAGCTCAGCGCACTTATGAAGCTCTGTACCTCTAATTTGAGACGTTATTCTCTTCTCATCCCATTCGGCTATTACATCATCTTTAGTTCTACCGTCACGTTTAGCTACTAAGCTAGACATTAACTCTGTTTCAAACTTCTTCTTGAATCGACCTATAAGTTCTGTTGTTGATATACATCTTTTAAAGTTAAGGTAATAAGAGTGATCTTCTTCATTAAAGACCACATTATTGAACTTGTTGAGTTCAGTTATTATTTCGTACATATAAAATTTTTTGAGCCAAGACAAAGAATCGAACTCTGTGTTCTCCGACTTAAAAGGTCGGGCTTTACCACTAAGCTACTTGGCCATCAGGACACGCTTAACCTGCTGAGCTGCTAGCATTGCACTCTTCGATGTTTCCATCAGCGTTTTTAGTTTCAAAACACGCTCCTAAGCATTCTACTCCCAGCACGAGGAATTGTATATAACTTAGCCCGTTACTCACCGCTGTTCGGGTACTTAGGTTTACGTGTTTATGCAACTTTTTATATGACCGAAAGAGTTGCCAACTTTGACTGGCTTACGATCCAGCAACTAGAGTGTGCGTTGGCAAGTAAACTGTCCTTACACATCGCCTTAGTTGACCTACGATCCCTTGTACTTCGGGAACAATCTCATTTACTTCATCCATTAATTCTTGTAAAGCTTTATCTGCCTCATCGTTATAAGGCACGAATCTATTAGCTAAGAAATATTGATATGGACAATCAGCAGGCATATCAATCTCTTCAAGTTTATATCCAGTAGCCATCCTGTTATTTGCCATCTTCTTTGAATCAACAACAGTATAAACTTCTCCATATTCAATCCAGTATGCAGATGGAAAATCTTTTGGCATCGCCTTATCGTTTTTACAAATAACTTTAAAACTCATATCTTCTAGTCAAAAAAAGGGAGCTACTATTATTCACTCCCTCAAAACAAAGTAATTGTCATGAAAACAGAATGGAAACTTGGAGAATCATGACGAGACAAAACTACAAAAGAATTTTTAATGAAAAAATATTTTAACACTTTTTTAGAATTAAATTTTAAAAGAGAAAAAAAAGAAAAACAAAGAAAAAAAGTTTAATAAGAAAAAAAGAAGCAAAAAAAGAATTAATCAAAAAAAGAAAAACGATTATATATATTCGTATATATATAAATATATATACTCTATACATAATCTAAAAAGAAAAAAAAGAGAAAAGAAAAAGAAATAAAAATTAATCTTAAATCATAATAAATTATAATTTAATCTTAATCTTTATTCCCAAAAAAAAACAACTTTAAAAATTTTTTATATCTTTGTCAGGATTTAACACAGTGTTAAGTTTTATTATTAACTACACAGATAGAAATATCAGTGACTAAATTTTTTTAAAATGGCTTTTAATTACAAATTACCAAGAGTTCAAGAACTAGATGGTTTGTCTATCTTGAATGCGCCAACAGCTGCAACAGACGTAGTATTGGCTAATGGAGTATTAACAATCAAAGATGCAACAGGGGCTTCTGCAATCACTCTTAAAGCATCTGATTTGTTAGGGTTTCGTTACAACGCTTACACAGCTGGAACAGCTAACGTAGTAGATGTAGAATTAGCTGCGGCTACTCTAGTAGCTCAAAGTATTTACAGCTTAACTGTATCTGCTCCTTACGTTCAAAACTTCTTTGGAGGTGGTCAAGAAACTAGAGCGGTTTACATTCCAAGAACTTACACAGTTTCTAGTAATGGAACTGTAGTTCCTCCTGTAGCTCCTACTATTGCTGATCTTCAAACTAAATTTATCAATGAGATAAACTCTGATCCATCTGCATATTTTACTGCTACTGCTGTAGGTACTAAAGTTCGTATCACATCTATCTCTCCTTTAACTGGTCAGTTATTTGTAGAAACTAGCGTTCCACTTGCTGTTATCTCAACTGCTACTGCATGGGTTGCTCCAGTTGGAAGTACTACTGAAATTTTACGTTATGTTCCTAACTCAACTTTAGTTAGTGGTAACTACAACCGTTACATCGTCCTACACCGACAAGTGATTCGTCACAATGCTGTATCTGGATTAGGTGTAATCAGAAATGCTACTTCTTTAGTTTATTTAAATACTGCTGGTGCTGGAACTGCTGCTACAGTTACTAAGTTAACTTCTATTCTAGATGGTTCATGGGCTGTTGCATCTTTAGCACAGGCTGCTAATTATCAAGGTTCTCCTGCTGTATAATTGAAAAATTATTATCTTTGTGGGGTAGGGATTAATTTCTCTACCCTTTTTTATTAAATTTATGGCACAAAAAGAAGCTGAAATTATACTTTTTGGTTTGGAATCGGGAGAAGATCTTAGAATAGAATATCCCGAATTAGCTCAGATAGATGAGTTTAAAAACCTTAAAGCAAAAGAAGTAAGACTCTGCTGGTTATTAGGAAACAGAACAAGTCCTTTATACAAGTTGAGCGATAAGAGAGAGAGATTGAATAGAGCTTTAGAGATTGTTTATGGTAAGAGCTACTTACAACAGAAACAACTTAGAGCTTTAGTGGATGGTGATATACCTATAGAGATTAGAGAAGCTATCAAGAAGATGGAGGAGTTTAATCCAGAGTATAGACTTAGAGCAAAACTTTTAAGTGAGTATATGTTTGAAACTTTAAATGAGATGGTTGTAGTAGGTTCTAATGAATTAGCTACAATGGAAGTGGATGAGAAGAAGAAATATACTGACCTGTTAGTTAAGATACATGAAGAACTACCAGATATGGTGAAACGATTAGAAACTTCTTATGGAGTTAAAGTTAAAGATAGAAAAACTAAGAAAGAAATCCTTGTTAAAATAAATGATGTACTGCGATGAGTTACATGTTCAGCCAAAACAGAGTAAGACCAAATAAGCTTACCAGAGTAAAAGATAAAACTTACCATAGGGATTATGCTAAGTATGTATTATCTTCAATGAGTAATTTCCTTTATAGACAATTCATAAACAAATGTATTGTTAACTGGTCATTCTTTAGAGGTCAAGATGGTCAATGGATATTTGATGAGGACGTAGAAGCTTTCTTCCTAGATGAATCTGGAGACATCAGAAACAGATTGAAGTGGACTAAGAACGTAATTAAGCCAATGGTACAACAATACATTGGTAACGCTATTCGTTTGGCTTTTGATGCTAAAGCTACATGTATATCAGATTTCGTGATAAACAAAAGAGAAGAAGAGATTAAGAAATTACGTGTGCTACAAAAGATAGCAGATGATTTTCCTTTCTTTAAAGATATTATCCAGGAGAACGCACCTGTAGCAGATGACCCTGTAACGACAGAAGAGCTATTCTACAACACTTTTGTAGAGGAGTATGAACAAGACATCAATAACCTTATCGAATATATCGCTGCTGAGATTAATATTGATGAATTAAAAGTACAGATTACTCGTAACCTTGCTATCTGTGGTTTAGGAATCTATAAAGGATTTGAAGCTAATGATAACTATGTAGCTAAATCTGTAAATCCATTATTCTTTTTATGGGATATGTCAGCTATTAAGCCAGACTTATCAGACTGTGAACACATGGGAGAGTGGTATTATATGGATGCTCCAAGTATTTACGAAAGATACGAACACTTAACTCAAGAAGAAAGATTACTTATTGAGGAGTATGGTAAGAACAATCGTTCTAATATTATGCATAAGATTGTTAATGGTATCTATATGCAACCAGGAGGAAAGATTCCTGTGTATGAAGTATATTGGAAGGATGTAGAGAAAAAAGAATACGGATGGGTTAAGGATGATTTTGGTTATCCATATTACACAATGATTAACGATCCAGATTCTAACTATACAGATAAAGATTTGATTGAGCCACAGACAGAAGCTCACAAAGAAGAGTTAGGTAAGAAGAAGAAACATTCTATCTATGTAGATGTACTTCGTTACGCTATTATGATACCTGCTGAAGAGTTAGGTAGTGCTGAAGGAGATATTTTATTAGAGTATGGAATATTACCATACCAAGAGAAGAATCTATACGACCCATCAAATGTTAAGTTCCCATACAAATGCTACACATGGGTATATGACAGGGGAGAAGTTCTTACTCCTTTAGATGACGTTATTGATCCACAAAGATTTTTGAATAGAACATTGTCAGTAGTAGAATCTCAGATGTCAAACATGAGAGGTACTGGTACTGTTATATCTAAATCTGCTGTAGATGACAGAGATGGAGAAGCAGATGTAGTAAGAAACATCAACGCATCTAAACCAATCTTTGTAGATACAGATAGAGTAGGTTCAGTACAGAATGCTATTGGTACTTACGGTACAAACATAGGTCAAGGCACATTACAGATGTTCCAGGCTGTTAGCGTTATCCAACAATCTATTCAAGATGTTACAGGAGTTAACGAAGCGATGACAGGAACTCAAGGTGGTGGCGATGTATTAGTAGGTGTAGTAGAAGCTCAGATACAAAGAGGTTCTCTAGTTCAAGAGCCTTTCTATTGGGCCTTGACATCTATTTTAAAGCAAGCATACGAACACATGGCTACTGTAGGTAAGGCTGTATATCATGATAACCCTAGAAAACTAGCTATGATGGTTGGCGATAAAGGACTCCAGAATATTAAGATTACTGAGGACCATTTACTACAAGACTATAGGATCTTTATCAAGCGTTCTGAATCTGCTGAGGCTGGTGTTAATGCAGGTAATCAGTTATTGTTTACTTTACTACAAGCAGGTCTTATAGACCAATCTATATTCTCTAACTTGTTTAACAGAGCAAGTCCAGATTTAATTGCTAGAGAACTAAGAAACTATAGTAAATTAAAGATACAAGCTCAGAGCATGACTGCCGATGCACAACAGCAAGGTATTCAACAAGGCTTACAACAATCTGCTAATATGCAAGATCAGATGGCACAACAGCAACAAGCGGCTCAAGAGCAGCAAATGGCTCAACAGCAGATGATGCATCAACAAGAGATGGAGAAGATAGCTATGAAGGAAGGAGCTAAAACAGGTAGGGAAGAAGCTAAGTTAAGTTTTGAGGCAATGCAAAATCAACAAAATATGCCACCTCAAGAGTAGTATATTAAAAAATATGTTAAATTTGACAAAAAATAAATACGTATGATTGACAATTCGGAAGAATTTGTTGATGAAGGACAATCCACAGGGGGTGAAATCACCCCTGAGATGGAGGATCAGATTCGGCAAATTGAAGCATTAGCAAGCATGGATGCTGCTTTTGCAAACTCGCAAGAGTACAAAGACTTGATGGCTGCTACCAAGGGTACAAACAGTCAGTCAAGCGAGACAGACGAGGAGGATGAGGAGTATGAAGACGAAGATGATGATAGTGAAGAAGAGGATGATGACATCTTTGGCGTCACTAAGCAGACGAAGGTAGAGAAGGAAGTACAATTAACTTTTGAGCCTACTAGAGAAATGCAGAAATTCATTGAGTCTAAGTATGGTGTGAAGGATGTAGCTAAATTCTTTTCTTCTGCTGATACTTGGAGAAATCAAGCTCAAGAATCATCAGAGTTGAAGAGAGAACTTGACTTATTGACATCTGACCTACAAGCTATGCCTGTAGAGATTAGACAAGCTGTAACGATGTGGGCTAATGGCCAAGATTATACAGCAGCGTTTAATCAGTCTCAAAGACTGGACTTCTCAAGCGACTTTAGTCGCCAAGACCCTGAGAACCTTGTTCAGCATTACTTGAGCGAACAGTATGATGAATTACTCGAAAGACTTGAAAATGGCAAGATTGACGAGGATGACTTTGAAGATCGCATAAAGTTGTTAGCAGGCTCAACGAAACGAATGTTCAATTCGGACAAAGAAGCGTTGGATAATGAGCGTGATCAATTCACTCAACGTCAAAAGGAAGAGTTCCAGGCGATGAAAAAGAGTGCTTTGGTTTCCGTAGAAAATCTGAGTAAGGCTTACCCCAACTTCAGTAAGACCGAAGTCGCAAGAATTAGGAATATCTTGGTTGAGGGGAAGATTGATAATTTGTTTACAAAGGCAGATGGTTCGTACAACGATGATGCAGCAGAATTGGTTGCATACGCTATGTACGGAAAGAAGATGCTGGAGTCTATTAAAAAAGGTGCTGAAAGAAGGGGAGAAAGTAAGGCTAATCAGCGAATAGTTGATACGAGTGCTAAACAAATGAGGAAGCAGAAAGTTTCTGGAGAAACACAAGGCTTCAACATGAAAGAAGTTCAGCATTTATCATCAATGTTCAAAAACGATCCTTACGCTTAAATTTTGTAAAACCGTTTAATAAATTAAATTATGTCTTTGTATAACGAAACAAGTGCAAAGTTCGCTAACCAGAATTACAACTCCGTTGGTTCTGAGTACGCTAACCTCTATGGACACGACATCTCATTGTTGGTTCAAAAATTAACTAACAGAGCTATCTTTGATGCAGCTCCACAACAGTTCATGGATTTGAAATTGATGAACATGGTCCCTGCTGAGACAGTTAACTCTGATGAGTTCTTCTTTCAAGAAATGGGTTACCAACGTGAGCCACTTCAAGTAACTGCTGTATCTGCTACAGTATCTTATCCTACTACGCAAACTATCAATGTTGCTTCTGTAGATAATATCTCTACTAACACAATCATCTCTTATCCTAACGGACAAAAAGGTAGTGTTGTAGCTGTAGATACATCTTTATTAACTATTACAGTTTCTCCTTACAATGGTGATACTTTACCAGCTGTAGCTATCGGTGATGTATTAGCTAACGTATCTACTGTAGATCATGATGGTTCTGAGGGATTCGCTCAGTATTTTCGTGCTTCTACAATTGAGCGAGTAAACTACGTTCAGTTGTTTAACAAAGCTATCCGTTACTCTGAAGTTGAATTACACAAGTTGAAAAACATGGGTACTACTGCTAACTTCCTAGAGATGGAAAGAAATGCAATGTTTAACCAACACAGAATTGACATCTCCAATGCACTTTGGACAGGTCAAAAAGGTGAGGTTGTAACTGCTAATGGTACTCCTGCTAAAACAACTGGTGGTGTTTACACTTCTATGGTTGAGGCTGGTTCTCCTAATGCTGTTGCTACTGCTGCTACTTTGGTAGATGCTTTTGAAGATATGGTTCTTTCTTCTGAATTTGGTGATTACGGACAAGCTCGTATGGCGTTCATGACTCCACGTATGCACCGTATGTTATCTCTTGCTTACAAAGAAGAGTTAACTCGTTATGCACCAAATGATGAGATCGCATTGTTGAACTTGAAAGAAGTTAACCTTGGTTCTTCTCGTATCGTTCTTGTACCTTACAAGAGATTTGAAGATGCTGCTTCTTATCCTGCTTCTTTCGCTAACAAAATTACTATCCTTGATATGAAAAATATTAAGAGAGTACAACTTTGGGGTGAGCGTTCTGGAGATACATTGAAGTTAGAGGATGGAGTTCCTAAGCGTTACGGAGATGTGTGGGTAGATTGTAACATGGGTGTTAAATTTAACAACCCTCTTGCATGTGCTTACCTTGATGTAACACTTTAATATATGATTAGGGGGAGTTAGTCTCCCCCTTTTTTTTCTTAATTAAAAATTATTAGTATGCCAATTAAAAAGAAAGAAGAGGTGTCGCCTAAAGTTGAAGAATCAATGTTCGAGGCAACATCCAAAGAGGAGCAAAACGATGCTCCAGTAGAATTTGAAGTAGAGTTGTTTGAAGATAACAACGAAGTAAAAGAAGAAGTAAAAGAAGAGCCTAAGTTCTCTTTATCTGCTGTTCAGAAAATGATGAAGGATGCTGAGGAACGTATGATGAGTATGTTCAACTCACAAATCTCTAAGTTAAAACTGAATAAAGATAAAGAAGAGCTAGATGCTGATTTGGATTACGTACAGTCATTACAAGATGATTGGTTAGAGAATCCTGTAGTATTCTTTGCTTTCTCTTATCAGTTTTCTATTCATGGAGACATGAGAAGAGGTATTGAGACTATTCCACCACAAGGTGCTATTAGATTCAAGCCTGTGATTAGAACAAAGAGAAAGAGAGGAAAAGAGACTCAAGTAATATCTGTATCTTCTGTAGTAGTTCATTCTAAGGAGGTAGTAGACTATTTACGTAGTCACACTCAGTATGGAATACTTTTCTTTGAAAATGTTGAATCTGCAATGAATGTTGATGCTACATGGGCGCAGAAGATGGTAGAAGCACAAACTTCTATTTCTCGTCTATCTGATATACAAGTTATATCAAGAGCGCAGCAAGAAGGAATCGCTGTATCTCAGAGTCCTGAAGATATGAGAAGACAACTTGTTGAGAAGATGGCTAAGCGTTCTATTGAACAACACGAAAGAATGTTGTACGGAAGTATCCAGAAGTCTATTGTAGATAAGGGTACAGGAAGAAGTATAATTGAAAAAACTATAGCTTAAAATGTTTACAGCGTTAGAATTAAGAAACCAGTTAAGATTTGCATTAGATGCTGAGAACTCAGATCATTATAGAGATGACATGGATATTATCCCTGCTATCAATGCTTCTGTGAAGTGGTTAACATCGGTAGTTAATTCTGCGTATGGTCAAGATAAAATAGGCGAGGAATTTTTTAGAGAATTATCAACCTCTGGGGTGTTTCTAACAAGTGACACCTCAAGGGTTTCTCTAGATATATTTCCATCGGAGGTATGGTCAATATTGGCTGTATATCCTAAACCAACTACAAGAAAGATAACAGGTGTTCCTGCTCCTGCTACTCCAGATATTACACGAAGCTATTTCTTAACTGATAAGCTTCATATAACTGCTGAGATTTCTTGTAAACGATTAAACTTAGAAGAGTGGGCTACCAACTATGGTAATCCATTTGAAGCAGGATACCAAGGAAATCAGATATGTGATGAGCTAAAGTTATACGCTTATTTGACACCTATTAATTATCAGCAAACAACATCTTCATTCAGAACTCAAGAGTTAGAGATAAGACCTTCAGTTAAGAATCAAGA